GGACGTACCAAATCGGGCCACATTGGCTCGCCTTATTTTTCTCAGGGCATGAATAGTTGGCCCATTCTTTACCGGTCTTAGCCGATACGCCTTCACGCCAAATTCGGTGTCCATGGACGCACATTGGGGCTTCTGCGACCATTTCCCCACCCAGTTGGGTTTTGATCTCCTGGATGGCACTGGAGGCCGTACTGAACCCATCCTCACTGAATGGCCTTGCCCATGGATCATCATCGATGAACGCCTTCGGTAGATTCTCCACCTGAATCATTGATTCTTTCGATGCCTTCTCCTCGGTTCCCAAAATCACCGACGCGGCACGGCCTATTGCACTGCTGACTGTATCCTCCACATACCAGCGTTTCATTTGGACGTTGTAGGCCGTGACCATACCATGTGCATAATCAATGGCGGCTGGCTTTTCATCCTCATAATGGCGATAGATTTTGCATTCAATCAGAATGTAACCCTTTTCCGGATTCCAATCGATGATGGATGTTTCGATCCGGTTAGTCGGATAAGTGGCGTGCAGTCTGATGACTTTCTGATTTACGGTTTCGTAATGGTCTAGGAATGACATTATTTGGCCACCTTAGATTTGCCCATTGCCATGCCGATTGATCGGCCATGATGGTAACCGACGGATTTGCCGTCACGGTAGCCCATCGAATACAAAATGGTTCCGATTGATAGTTGCGCCAATACGGCGAAACCGATGATTTGTTCCATGCTCATTTTTTCTCCCGATGGCAGTTGGTTGGTCTGCCTGGAGATAATGTGACGCATTGGACCGACAAAATCAAGATTCACGCCTGATTTTCGGCGTGTCTAACCCTTCGGATGGTCTTTCAAATGCTCGATGAGCAATGACCGGATTTCCCGTACATCGCCGCGGATACCCTCGGCAAACCCATTTGAAACGGGCCGGGAATTGCGTTCGGCCTTAGCTGCGAAAATGGCCGCAATCGATGAAATCGTTGCAGCGGCGATTAGTCCAATGGCGGAGATTGTTTCGGTCATTTGTCATTGTTGCCGAATGCTGCATCATTTGGATTTAGGTACCTAAGAATTACCGGAGCAACGGCGGCAATGCCTGCCATTGCGATGGCCTTAGGATCGGTCACGCCGGCCATGTAAACGGCCAGCCCAGCGGCTAGGAATGAACGCAACCATGATGCTGCCATTGCTTTAAATTGATTCACTTTGATTTCCTCAGTTTCTCCACTAGCGCAGCGACCTTCGCCGGCGTCAATGCGATTTCAAAATGCATTTCATCTTTGCGGTTTCGGTAATCTCCACCCCAAATTAAACCGTATTTCTTAGCCAATGCCCGGATCATCGGAACCTTCTCATTTGGGAATGTCCCAATTTTGCCCAACGGGTGACGGGTGGCGTTTAGATCGATGGCGGTGCCGCTTGAATGATTGCTCAATTTGTCGGTGGTACCACGTACCATTCGGAAACAATAGCCCCAATCATCCAGGCCGCCTTCATCGATAGGTTCGATCAGCTCATGGAATTCAGCCGCAAAACCTACCAATAGGGGTGCAACCGATTTGGCACAATGCAATTTAATTTTTGTGCCTGGTACCAAAAACGTTTCAATGCCTAATTCGGCCCGATCTTTCGACGCAGGCCATCCGTTATGTGAAATCATTTATCCAGTAATTGCTTTCGCTTCATCCTCGGTCAATCCCAAGGCTGCCAATTTTGCAATGGCCGATTGTTTCGCAATGGCTTTGTTTGATTCGGCACTTAATTCCAAATTTGTTAAACGTTTCATTTCCAATTCAATTTCGGCCAATGTAGGCGCATCGCCTTCGAGTTTATGCCAAATAATTGTTGAATAATCATTTTCTGTAATAACAAATTCTGCTAATGGCTTTAAGGATAAAATTGCCGATGCCAATGTGGTCATGATCAGGCTCCAATTTCGAGAAGAGTTATAGACGATAATTTGCTACTAAATTGCGCATAAACCACGCCACTATTGGCCGTCGTGTTTACCTTGACTTGTGTTTTGTAAGTTGTTGCGCTTGTGGTATTTGGAGAATCTAAGCAACTGGATGTGATCGTGGATCCCAATGCAACGAAAGTGGTACCGCTGACATTTATTCCTAAAGTGGCTCCCAAATCTTGAATTGATGTGCTACCTCTGACTAGTTGCACCGCACCGCTAACCCCGACGGCACTTCTTTCGGCATCGAGTGTTTGACTATAAATTACCAAAATTTTACTATTTGTTGCGCTTGGCGTAATAGTCGCCGTTAATGTTGAGTCGGTGTATGTAGTACTAGCGACGGTGGTTGATGTAGTCGTAGTCGCATTCACTACCTGTAAAACTTTACCGCCGCCGCCAACGGTGGACCATTTCATTCCGGTAGCCTCAGCTGAATCAGCCGTCAAAACCTGACCATTTGTACCAACCGCCAACCGTGAAACCGTGTCCGCTGCGGTTGCCGCAATCAAATCACCTTTCGCATCAACGATTGATTTTGCAACGGCTCCATTTGCAAGATCGTAGGCAGATTTCACACTGTTAGGCGTTGCCGCAGTTGTGGTAGATGTTGATGATGTTGAATCGGTAAGTTGCACCGCACCAGATTGGGTAGTTGATGAGGCTTGAATTCCAACCGTAATTGCTCCCGATGTACCTCCACCGGTCAACGGTGACGTCGCAGTTATTCCGGTGATGTCACCCTGATCATTATTGATCCAGGTGAAATCCATGTCGGCATTTGTAGCCTTTGAAAGAATTTGACCTGATGTGCCACCTAACAAATCGGCCATCGATGTGGCAACCGCTTGACCGAAAACTTCAAAATCGGCAGGCAGGTCCGTGACCAAATCTGTGTTCGTCGGCATTTGCCAGTTGAACGGGGTTGTTGGATTGCTCATATTTTCTCCTTATGCTACGACTAGGGCATTTTCCCACGTGAGTGTGTTTGTGATTGTGTTCCAGGCTTCCGACACGCTGACTTCTTGCCACTTCAATGCCTGGATCGAATAGGCCAATGGAGATAACAATGCGGTAACGGACAGGGTGTTGTAACCGGCGGCAAATTGCCAACCTTCAACAAAACCCAGATATTGCCCAGCCGTCATATTTGCAGGCAAATTCGCAATTCGCAGCGGCATTCCCATGAATATGTTGATCATAGAATCCCGGTCTGCGTCGTCCAATTCCGGGTTCGTCAATTCAAATGTGATTGATTGCATCATGGCTTCGGGAAATGCTCGCAGGGTTAAGTAAAACGCGGCCTGGGCTTCGGCGTCGGGTTGATCGTGAAGGGTGGTTGTGATTACCTGAGCCAGGCGGCCAAATGTGGCCACCGACGCCAAATCCTCATCGGATACTTCACTGCTCGAATTTGCCCCGTATTTGATTGTTACATCATTTCGCACGTCACCGGATCGGGTTTGAATCTTTATGCCGCTGGCTAGGGCTTGATTTGCCGAAACGTCCACGTACCCGTTGGTTGCAAGATATTGGGTCCGATGTGTGGAATCCGCGTATGAAATCTGCCCCTGAGCATTTTCGTAAATATAACCCAGCCCCGATGTGGCCAACGCCGAAACCAACGAATAAACGTCAATGACATCGGCTGATCTAGCTGCGAGGTCATAATTGCCCGGGGTATCGATCTCACCTAATCCAACGTTTTGAGCATCTGCCCACGTTTCGCTGGCAGGTGAGTAATTGCCCCACGTCAATGCCGCCGGGACTTCGGACCAGTTATTGATCAATAAATCCGTCAAAACTTCAAGAATTTGGTTTCCGTCAAAATCACGATTCAAGCTGGTGGACCATAGGGCCTTAGGTAATCGAGAAAGGGCTCCCAGGGCCACGATTGAAATTACCTGGCTAATTGCCACCGATCCACCCTGGGCCACTTCAATGGAAACATCGGTGACCGATCCACCCCAAATCGGGACGTATGTCCCGGTTGAATCTTGAATCGAAATTCCTACCGAATCATTGATGTTTATTGAAACCTGGGATTGCGTGACATTGTAAATTGAAAGGTTGCAATACCCAGCCTGGGCTTGCTCATAAATGTTTGATCGGCCACTGGTTGCCGTTAGATTTGCAAGAACATAGTTTTCGTAGCTGATCCCATTAATCGTCACCTGCCAGATTGGATTCCAAATGGTCATGATGTGACCAACGCATTGGCACCGTTTGTCCCACGATAAAATGAATTGTTCAAAACGTTGATAATGGTTCGGGCCGTACCTTCAGGATCGATGGCACCAGATACGTTCAAATTGATGACCGTACCTCCACCCATTGCGCCGTTTGGAATAATCGATCCGTTTGATCTAGGGGTGAAAATTTCAGGGCCACGTTCGCCGACTAGGTATGAGGTTCCACGCGATACCGGACCACCGTTGGCCCTGCCGCCGCCGAATGCCGTTTCCAATGCCCCACCAATAAACTGCGTCACCGGATTGTTTTTTATGAAATTGACGATTGCTTTAATTGCGTTGAACGCTTTATTGACTAGATCAACCAGGGTCGCAAATAAATCAATTACAATTCCGATGGCAGTGCCCAACGCATTGAACGCTGCTCCTAGAATCTTGCCAATAACAGGGGCATAAACGTCACGAACAAATGTGGCAATCGCCTTGAACAATGTGAACAATGGTGCCAATTTTTCGCGGTTTTCCTCGATCTTGCCCGTTACCTTTTCAAATGCGGATCGCAGTCCATCGATAATCGGCGTCAAATAACTTTGTAATGCTGGGATAACGTAATCCGTGATAAATGACCAAATGGCTTTGAATGTTGGAATAACAAAATCCCGAATGTATCCGGTCAACGTTGTGAAAACGGGTGTGAGTTTTGGTCCTAATTCCTCAGCCAATTTTTGAATGGTTGGAATCACGTTATTGACAAAACCAGAAATCATCGGGGTAATTGCATCCAGCACAAATGCTCCCACGGTTTCCTTGCCTTCGTTGAATGCAACCTTCAACCGATCCATTTTACCGGCGAATGTGTCTGCCTTTTCTGCCGCCTGGCCTCCGAAATTTTCGGCCAACTTCGCAGTGATTTCATCCATCGACATTGTTTTTAATTCGGCGGCGGTTAGGCCAACGCCTAATTTGGCTAATGCTCCCACATTACCTTCGGCGGCCCGTGCCATGGCATTTGTAACGGCTTCGAGTGACTTACCACTTCCGGCGGCCACATCGATGGCAGTTGCTTGCAATTTCAGGGCTGCGTCGGAATCACCGGTTGCACGAACCAAACGTTCAAAACTAGGACGTAATTCATCATCGGTTAGGCCAGTCAACAATGATGTTTTTGTGATCTGCGATTCAATGGCCGCAATTTGTTTGTCGGTTGCTCCTGTAACGTTGACCAGGGTTCCGGCCAATTTAGCCTGCGCCGCTTCATCCTCGATTGCAGCCTTGACCCCATCGACCAATAATTTTCCGGCATAAGCTGCGGCGGCTACTCCAGCGGCTGCAAATGCGGCACCGGCTACCTTGCCGAATTTTCCTAATTTGTCGCCAAATGATGAAACGTCATCAGCACCTGCATTGAGGTTTTTCTTTAGATTGTCAACATCACCCAAAATGGAGAGTTTTAGCGTTCTCGATCCTTGACCAGCCATCACCACTCCTTCGCAATTTTACTGAACGAATTTTCCCATTCGTTGATGATATATGGCTGTTCGGCACGCAGTGTTGGATAAATAAACCAACCGCGTGAACCTCGACCTTCACGGCCTGACCACACTGGGAATTGCTTAAACTTATTTGATCCG